GCTAAAAGATGGAGCAAGAGATATGCACTACAAGAACGGAAATGGACAATGACCGAAGCAGTCGTAGCATTATTAATGTTTATAAACGGAGAAATTAAAGAACACCGTATACAAGAGTCTATGGCAGCATGCTTACGTGGTAAGAGGGTAGCCGAAAGAGAATACAACGAGAGCGTGTCTTACAAATGCTATCGTGGTAAAGCAGAAACAGAAATTTATTTAGGTGAAAAATCTATAAAAAAGCTTATACTAGAGTAATGAAAATACAGGCGGAAATAGTTAATGGTAGATGTCCAACGTGCGAAGAATACACTATGTTAGTTGGTTTAACACCAGAACTATTTAGATGTATGACGTGTGGTACAGACTTACAACAACATATTAATGGAAAGATAAGTTATATACCTCACATATCTTCAACTACTTTAACTACAGAAATAGAAAAATACTTCGATGGCAAAGAAAACTAAATTTGGTGTCTCTACGGCGCCTCGTGATAAGCCTAAAAAACGACCGGGACGTCACAAGAAATCAAGAAATAAGCACGAGAAACGTCAACAAAAAAAACAAAGAAAAGGTTGACATAATCATATAATATCCTACATTGTAGATATGAAAGTAGAACAACTCATAAAAAGCACAATGGAAAGACCTTGTGTATTTGTTACTGGCAAAATGGATGTCCCTGTTGATTATTTTATTAAAAAAATTGAAGAGGGTATTGCAGCAGAAAATGCTGAAAATTATGTAACAAATTTAATAAGTCCAATGACAAATTATCATTATTTTAATGAGGACAAAGAGTTTTATAAATTAATATTTCCTTTGTTTGATTTGATTGAAAAACATAGTTTAAGTGACAAACAAAAATATGGATTAAATTCATCATGGGGTTTTCGACAAGGATTTTCTAACCATACTGTTAGACATCAACATCGACCATCAACTCTTTCTGGAGCAATTGCATTAAATAATCATAGTCAAACTTTATATTTTCCACAGATAAATCAAAAATTAGAATCCAAAAAAGGTAATTTTGCGTTGTTTTCTAGTTATTTAGACCATTACAATAATAGAAATTTGTGTGATGATTTTAGGTACGGTTTAAGTTTTAATTTAATGGAGATTTAAAATGCAATTTATTAGAAATTTATTATTTCCTACAACCATTCATATTTACGATGATGTATTAAAACCTAAAGACATTGACGTTATGTTAAAGTTTCTTAAAAAAAATGTAATGAAACCTGAATATGTTACTACCATGAAAGATCAAAATGATAACAGTGGTGTTGATACAAGTCAAACTTGGCAGTCTTTACCTGATCTCTATAAGCATATTAAGTTTGAAGAACTAACAAAAAAGATAAAGATTGTTTCAAAAACATATTTAGATGAAATGAATTGGGTATATTCAAATTATGAAATTACTGATATGTGGGCAACTATAAATCCTCCAAATGGTTTTCACCGACCACACATACATTCAAATAATGTTTTAAGTGGTGTTTATTATTTAAAATCAGATGTAAGTTCAGACATTATTTTTGCTGACCCTAGACCACAAGCACATATTATTGAGCCTGAAATAACTAACTTTCAACTTAACAATTCTCAAAACTGGCATTACCCATCTGTTGAAAACAGAATTATATTGTTTCCTTCTTTTTTATCACATCATGTTCCTGTAAATCAATCTAACGATTATAGAATTAGTATTGCTTTTAATGTAATGTTAAAAGGTAAAGTTGGAAATAGTTTTGAATATCAATCGGGAAATTTCTAATGACTAATCATTATAAATTAGAAGGACTTCGAGCTCTTCGGAAAGGAAAAATGAAAGACAAAGTGATAACAATAAAAGTAGATGGTGCAGCACAAGGACAATGGTCTAGTCTGTTATTGGAGTTAAACTTAATGAAACAAGCATGGAAATCTTATGGTGTTGATATAAATATCAAAGCACCTGGATTGAAAGCTATTTTAAATTATGGGACAAGAATAAATGACGACACAAAAAAAAATAGACGAAGCGGCAATAAAATATAAAATAAAGGAGTTTGTAAATGGAACTAATAATTCTAAACGACGGGTTGTATCAATTAATTCCGTTGTCCAAGCAGATGATGGAACATGTGTCTTTATTGGGCGAAGTCGATTGCATAGACCTGTGCGAAATATTAAGACTAAAACTAACCGGCTACGTTGACACGTTAAATCTACACATTATGAATGATGGTAGTGGTAGTCTACAAGGATGTATCTGTAGATAGACCTACCCTAAAGAGGGAAAAAATAAGGGTAGGTAATGGTGAGAAATTAATTTTCTCTACCACAATCCTGCCACAATGTCAAATGCTAGGTTTTTCTGGTGTGCAATAAAACTTAACAAACATATTATATTGATTAATATCTGTACGACCTATTTCTTTCATTTTTTTTAATGATTCTTCATAACCAAACATAAGGCAATCGTATTGTGTGTTAAATCGTTCAGGCCATTCGTATGGCTCCAGACAAGTACCTGCAACTTGTGAACAAATTAATAAAGTTAATAATATTTTCATTGACAATCCTATAATATCACCTATATATGGGTTATTAAATATGAAAGGAAACGCATGACAGACATGACAAAGTATAAAAATGTTTCTCTAACAAAAGAAACATACGCTACTTTAGATAAGTTATCAAAGGTATTATTGCCCGATGCAAAGTTATCTATAGCAAAGACGATTGAATCAATAGCAAACGAGAAAGCAAAGAAATTAAATGGCAAAATTAAAAAAAGCTAAAGTAACAGTAACTATTTGCCCAACGTGTAAAGGTAATGGTTATTTAAAAGTTGCAACAGAGGGTAAAGATACAGTACACCAATGTTGGGATTGTGATTCGGAGGGTGAGTTCTATGAAACAACTGATATGGGTTGGATTGATGATGGTACTTCTGACAGCGTGCACTAGTAAATTTGATGGATTTGATCCAACAACTGCAACTGTAAGATGGTTAATAAAAAATTCTGATGTGAAAAGGACCTCCGTCCATACAAAGCCTAGCGCTAGTCCCTGTACGGCAACCGAAGAAGCGGTAAGTAACCGTGGAGGTGTGGAGCCTTTGCCACCATGCGAGTACGTGCACGGAAAGCGTGGTGGTTGATATGATAGAAGTAGTAGATAATTTTTTAGACAAAAAAGAGTTTAAAAATATTAAAGATATTATTTGTGGTAGTGGTTTTCCATTTTACTTTAATGATTCTATTACAGATGATAAGGACCCTTTAGGTTATTATTATTTTACACATGTGTTTTTTAATAACAATACACCAGGTAGTAGTTTTTTTAATTTATGGGAAAATTTTTTAAAAAAAATTGATTGCAAAGCTTTGTTAAGAATTAAAGGTAGCATGTATATGAATATAAATAAAAAAAGAAAAAATAGACCACACACTGATTTTAATTTTCCTCACAAAGGTTGTTTGTTTTACATTAATACAAATAATGGTGGGACATATTTTGGAAATAAAAAAGTAATGCCAAAAGAAAATAGAGCTGTTTTTTTTAATCCACATGAATTACACTCTAGCTCTCTTTGCACAGACCAAGATAGAAGAATAGTAATTAACTTTAATTATTTTTAATATGATAGGTTTATTTTTTATAGGTATTGTAGTTACAGTTATTGTAATGGCGATATTATTACACGTGAGGAAATATGATTCCTGATACAGACAAAGCATATATTGCAGGACTTTTTGATGGTGAGGGTAGTATCTATTTTGCTAAACGACTTGAAAAGAAAAAGAAACACAAAGGTAAAGGGTATAGAACTTCTATGTCACAACGTATAAGCATGGAAATAACGATGACTGATCAATCTGTTATTCGTTGGGTCCACGAAATAGTTGGCTGTGGTACAGTTGTTAAAAAACCAAGAAAAGGTCTACGTAAAGACGGCACAAAATACTTGATGCAATACAAATGGCGATGTACATTTAGAGATGCGTATTATGTGTGCTGTATGATTTGGCCTTGGTCTCACACAAAGTTACCAAAGATTCAACAGATTATAGAACACTATACACAAAAAGCATTAAAAGATAATGTAATAAGTTTAGAAGAGTACAGAGAGGTAAACAAAAATGTTCGATAAATACATATACGAAGGATTGCATTTTATTATGAAATGGTCAGGACAGATAAATTCCTGGGCATGGCGTAAACATGCAAAGATACTTCGAACTAAACAAAGTAAAGACATGGAGGAGTTAGTAAGACGTCAAGAAAACTTTGAATATCTAGAGGAGTTGAAAAGAAAATTATGACTGAACAAATACCGATAGCAATATTAAATTGGGGACCTTGTGTTGTTAGATTAAAAATAAAAGAAGAGTTTAAAAAATTATTATTAGATGAAGGTAAGAAGTGTACTGAAGATTACACAACTAAACTAGCAGGAATCCTAGACAAAGAAGTTGGTTATGGAGATCAAGCAAAGAAAAAGATACTACCCACACTATCACAATACATCGGAGTGTACGATCAAGCGTATCAAAAGTTTGTTAACAAACCATACGATAAGATGCCAGAGTATGTGATGTCAGCTCTTTGGATAAATTATCAAAAACCTAATGACTTCAACCCACCACATGATCATGATGGTAAGTTAAGTTTTGTAATCTATCTTGGTATACCTGATGAACTAAAAGCAGAACATGCAACATACAAAGGTAAGTCCTGTGGACCTGGTGGTATACAATTTATCTATGGTAATGGACCAAGAGACGCTATAACTTATATGTCTTTCTTTCCGGAGGAAGGAGATATGTTTATCTTTCCTGCGTGGCTCAAACATTGGGTTGCACCCTACAAGTCTGACTGCACACGGATCTCGGTCAGTGGTAATTTTCATGACACAGCACCTATTAATAACATTCACAGATTTGCACCAAAGTATTTAGCAGGGAAGGATAAAAAATAATTATGTCTGAATGGGAAAGAACTATACAAAATAGAATATTACCTGGAATTAGTATTGCTAATTTTGCATTACCTAAACAACATTTTGAATGGATAAAAAAAGCAGTAATAAAAGCTAAAAAAGATAACATAGGTAATCAAAGTAAATTAATTGGACACATTAAAGAAGAGTATATAATAAAAGAAATTGTACCAGAGGTTGAATCATTTTTTATACAATCTATCGCTCATCCTTGGTTTGAAAAGTATTTAAAAGGTTTTGATGTACTATCGGAGGGGAGACCTTGGTATTTAGATAGTCTTTGGGTAAACTATCAAAAAAAACATGAGTTTAATCCATTACATGACCATTCTGGTGTGTTTTCTTTTATTATATTTATAAATATTCCTTACGATTTAAAAGAAGAAGATAAATATTTTAGTGGTTTAAATTGTGAAGATAGAGAACAACAGATCCATACATCGAGGTTAGCGTTTGTAAATAATAGAGCTAATGGTGGTTTAGAGTCTACTTTAATTAATGTAGATAAAAGTTTTGAAGGTAAGATGTTTATGTTTCCGGCAAGCCAAGCACACATAGTATATCCATTTTACACGAGCGATGGATATAGAATAACTGTATCGGGTAATATGAAGTTAAAAGTATGATGAGTGACGAAGATATAAAAGAATACCACAACATAGGTAAAAAGATAAAACATAACGACAAGTATACCTATGTCGATGCATCACGGATCGAGGACCATGGAACACGGCTCTATGATGTAAATGGTACTAGACTTCCTTCTGTGACTACGATATTAGGGGCCACCAAAGATAAACAATTTTTAAAAGACTGGACGGCTAAAGTTGGAGAACAAGAAGCAGAGCGAATCAAGAATCTATCTAGTAGGCGGGGCACAGCCATGCACAAATTTCTCGAACACTATGTTCTCGGAACTGGGTACGATGATCTTACAGAGCTCGGACAGAAGGCGAAAGCCATGGCCGACAAAGTTATTGAGATCGGTCTTACACCGGTTGAAGAGTATTACGGCTCGGAAGTTACATTGTATTATCCTGGGCTATACGCTGGGTCTACTGACTTGGTTTGTAAGCATAATGGCAAAGATACTGTTGTAGATTTTAAACAATCAAATAGACCAAAGAGAGAAGATTGGATTGAAGATTACTTTATGCAGATTGCTGCGTATTGTATGGCACATGACTACGTGCATAATAGTAAGATAGAACAAGGGGTTATAATGATTTGTACTCCTGATTTATATTATCAAGAATTCAAAGTTGAAGGAGCAGAACTTCGTAAGTGGAAGCATAAATTTCTTAAACGTTTGGATATGTATCATGAATTAATACATGATGAGAAAGAAAGAACAACACCAATGAACCCGGAGGATTTTTTTAATGGCGCGTAAACTAGAATTACATGGTTATTACTTTGACGGTAAAAAATCATGGATAATGTATATGGATCAAAATGGTAAAATAATTATGAAGGAGGATAAAGATGAATAATCAGATTAGAACAGTTCTAATGAAGAGGTACGAAGCTGAAATAGAAGACGCTAAATATAAAATAAAATGTTATAGTGAGCATGAGCTAGTAATACCAGAACACCCTGATATTACAGGGGAGGTAGATAAACTGTTAATGAAAATAGCTGAAGCTGAAGACAAGTTGGCAGTAATGAGTCTACATTATGACGAAAATAAGGCAAACAGACAAGTATTATAGGTAATGAATACTGCCCTATTTATAGGATTATCAAGTAAAATATCCAGGAGTTTGAAGTATCGAATGGGTGTCGGCAGGGTGTCGGCAGGGTGTCGCAAAGGTGTCGAACTTTGGTCTAAACTGCGTCAGAGGTGTACAACTATGGCAAGATTAAGGCAAAAAGTCGACACTTGCGATACCCTTGCGATACCCTTGCGACGGGGGGGGTGTCGAAGCTACTATTCATATGTACCAATGGTTATAGCTCAATTTCAAGGTTTTGCGACACCTCTCAACTTTTTTTTATTTTTAGCGCAACAAAAAAATAAATTGTCATTTAGGTGTCGAAAGAGTAAAAATAATTATGCCTAGGAAAAGACGAAAACGAATTGCAGCTGAAGGTTCTCCCGATATACCTTATCCGAGAGTTCGAGTGGAGTGGATAGATTGTGTCAGCGACTCGGGCTGGGCTACTGACAAAGAGTTTGACAAGATGAAGTTAGCAAGACCTGTTAATGAAGGTTGGTTATATTCCAAAGATAAAAATTCTATAAAATTATTTGCGTCTTATGATTTAGATGATGATAGTATTACTTTTGGGGATCGGACGATGATTCCTCGTCAGTGGGTGAAGAAGATTCATAAGTTATAGATGATGGAACGTCAGCAGAATCAGATGGAGTTACATCAATTATCTGTGCGTAATCGTCTAGTATTTGTTTCATCTTTGCTTCTAACTCTTGTTCTGATAGGTCCTCTAGTTTTCCTGTTTTTATTATTTTTCTATCTATGTATAGTCCTGCTGCTTTTCCTCGGTTTGCTTCCGCATTCACTGCTGAAGAGAATGAACCTTTCTTTAAAGCGGCCTCACGAAGTCTAGCAAGTTCTGCAACATGATTTTCATAAGTCACTTCATGTTTACGAATTCTTTCTTCTCTTAATTGTCCAATATATTTTACAACAAGTGGAGATTGTTTTGGATTACAAAGTTCCGACCCTTCTTGTCTTGCACGTTTAGGACTATACCCAGCAGCCGTTGCTGCTTCTGTTTGAGTCATAGGTCCGTCTGGTCCACCGAATACTAAAAATTCTGCAAACCTTTGCTGCATCTCTGTTAATCTTTTTGGAACACCCATGTTGACAATTTAAGGTAACATTGTTATAAAGTCAAGATATGAAAGAGGACAGAGGAAAGTTAGATCTTACTAGACGTATTGAAGAGTTGGAAGAAGCTCTTGATGGTTATGTTCAATTAATTACAATGCAGAAGAATGAGATCTGGGGATTAAAACAAATAGCATCAGAGAATGAAAAAAATAAAAACTTATTGCAAGGTTATAAAAAAGTGATAACAGAATTAACATCCAGGTTGCGTAAATAATGTTTGTAAAACACCTGCAAGAATATCTAGACAAGTTCACTGAAGGTCCTAACGGTTCGAAAGGCAACGCCGTATCAAACGCTAGAATCTACATCATGAGTAGCAAAGGTTATCTTGAAGAGATTAAACGTATTGAAGTACACCAAAATAATGAGCCAGGTGACACTTCAATTCGTGTAGTTTTAAAACCACAACGTGAAGAAAAACTAATTATGCCTCCTGGTTTTGTTAAAGATTATTAACTTTTGAACACAGGAGTAACCTTGAAAAATGCATGGGACCAGAGCGTAAATTATATCAAAAAATTAAAAAACATTTCAGTGATTTTTCGCTTATTAGACTTGAAAATAATAGCTTACATGGGACTCCTGATTTACTGGTCAGCAATGCTAGGGGCCACTTTTTTACAATAGAGTTAAAAGTCACTTCGGGTAACAAGATTAAATTTTCACCACACCAAATTAGCTTTCATGTGAAGCATCCACACAATACTTTTATCATGGTAGAGGCCCTTGGTCCTCGTACCGTGAAACTTTTCCGTGGTTCACGTATCATGGAGCTTGTTGCTTGCGGCTTTAAGCTTGACGCTTGCTGCTTGGGGCTTGACGCTTGTCGCTTGATGCTTCAAAAGGTTGGTTCGAAAGCTTGACGCTTGAAGCTTGATGCTGTTGGCCCGGACCAGGACGCACGTCGCTAGGCCCACGCGTCGAGTTAGCATGACTAATGGCCTGATCCGATTTATTACGTAGTTTTTCTGCAGACTTGCGTAATTCTTTATAATATTTAGGGTGTTTAAACATTAGTGTTTACCGTATTTAATAGTTTTTATCATAGGGTCCCAGCATTGTCGACAGTCTCGACACTCATTATCTTGTTGAGCTGCGGGACAGCTGGCCCCTGAAGTTACAACCTCTGAAGAGTTGGGCCACGAAGCAGGCGCCCGCTGGTCAACCATGGGCGCGCTAAATCGTATGACTAAATTGTTTGGCTTGTGCTGTAGATGGTCTTTAATCCAGGCTTCACGGGTCGGTAACCAGTGACGCTTTGAAGGTGTCAACCTGCAGACTTCATAAATTTTTTGTAA